GGCGGCGGCGTGACGCTGGAGATCAGCGCCAACAGGTTCCAGGACAACACCGCCGCGGTGGCGGAGGCCCGGGGCCGGGGCATGGAGGTCGTGGTGACGAGGCCGGACGGCCCGCCGTACGAGGCGCTGGCGGAGGCGCCGGAGGCGGCGCCGGCGTGAGGGTCGCGGCCTACCCCGCCGACTACTTCGCGTGCGGCCACTACAGGGTGGTCTGGCCCGCGGAGGTGGTGGCGATGGGCGGCGAGACCGTCACCGTCGTGCCCCCCAAGGGCAACACGGCCATCACCGTCAAGGAGGACCGCGAGACCGGCGAGGTGCTCGACGCCTTCCCCCCGGACGACGTGGACGTGATCGTCCTGCAGCGGCCCGCGCGGGCCAGGATCGCCCAGGCGATCCCGTTCCTGCGGGCCCACGGCGTGGCCGTGGTGGTGGACGTCGACGACGACCTGCCGCGGATCCACCCCGACAACCCGGCTTGGAAGGGCATGCACCCCAAGCACAGCCCCGACTACAACTGGGACAACGTCGCCTACGCCTGCGAGCACGCTACGCTGGTGACCGTCTCCACGCCCGCGCTGGTCCCGAGGTACGGCCCCCACGGCCGGGTCCGCGTCGTCCGCAACTACGTGCCCGCCAAGTTCCTCGCCCACGACCGCGACCCGGGGCTGGCCACCGTGGGGTGGGCGGGGTCCCTGCACTCGCACCCCCGCGACCTGTTCCCCGCGGCCGGCGCCCTGCGCAGGCTGTGGAAGGAGGGCCGCGAGCTCAAGTTCGTCGGGCCCCGCGACGGCCTGGCCAGGGAGCTGAACGTGCCGGGCGCGGCGGTCGACTGCACCGGCAACCTGAGCTTCGGCGACTGGCAGCCGGCGCTGGCGGCCCGCATCGGCGTCGGCGTGGCCCCGCTGGCGACCAGCTCGTTCAACCTCGCCAAGAGCTGGCTGAAGCCGCTCGAGTACGCAGCGGCGGGGGTGCCCTGCGTGCTGTCCGACACGCCCGAGTACGGCCTGCTGGCCAAGAGCACGGGCGCAACCGTGGCCCGGCGCGGCGGCGACTGGCACGGAGAACTCAAGGCCCTGCTCGACGACGACGCGCGCCGCAAGGACGCGTCGGAGGCGGCCAGGGACGCAGCGGGGTCCTTCACGGTGGAGGGGCACGCGCACGAGTGGGCAGAGGCGTGGGAGGCCGCGCTGGAGATAGAGAGGCGCGCCCCCCGCGCCTGAGGACAGGAGGCGCACAGTGCCGGACGGGCGATCCAGGAAGCTGGAGAGGCGCGGCTACCCAGCGGAGTTCCACTTCGACCTGGTCGACGACGACCAGGACCAGTTCGAGGCCAACGTGCAGGAGATGAGGGCGCAGTTGAGCAAGATCCTCTGGGCCCTGGTGGGCCTGCTGATGTCCTCGGCCACGGCGGTCCTGCTGCTGGCCCTCAACCTGGTGCTCAACCGATGACCGAGCTGAATAGGTTCTCCAAGGTCCTCAACTGGGTGCTGTTCCTGATCCTCGGCGTGGTGGTGGTCACCCTGGCCGTGGCCGCGGTGGGGGTCCCGTGCATCATCTCCGGCAGCAACGACTCGAAGGCGGTCAGGGAGGGCACCGACCTCCAGGCGTGCCGCGCGTTCTACAACGTCAACGTGGTGGAGGCGCAGACGCTGCTCTACGTCTACAAGGCCGCGCTGGACGTGAACACGTCGCAGGGCCTCACCGCCGCGGTCAACAGGGACCAGGCCAGGCTGGCCGAGCTGACCGGCGAGGCGCCCCCGCTGCAGGCGGCGGTCCAGGCGCAGGAGAAGGCCGTGCTGGACGCGACGCAGGCCTACAAGGACAAGATCAAGCAGTCGCAGAGCGACAGGGCCTCGTTCGAGGCGCAGTGCGCCGCGGACCAGAAAGGCGGCTGACGTGGAGCAGGGGCAGGAGAAGTTCGTGGTGCTGGCGGTGGTCGCCTTCCTCGGCGCGTTCGCGCTGGTCGGGCTGGCCGGCACGATCTGGCTGGTGCACGACGGCGTGGACGCGTCCGCGGTGGCCGTCGTCTCGACCCTGACCGGCGCGGCGGCCGGCTCGCTCGGCACGCTGCTGGCCACCACGCGCACCGCGCCGCCGGCGGCGCTGCAGCAGGCCGCGGGGTACCAGCAGGCGGTGGCCGACGTGCAGGCGCTCGCCCAGGCCCCCCAGCAGCCGTAGACCTACAAGACCCGGAGACGAGAGCAAGCCGCCCCCGTGGCGGAAACCGGAGGGCCTAGGCCCGAACCATGAAGGAGCATCCAGATGCCCACATCCGAATGCGCCAAGGTCCTCAAGGCCTGCCTGGCGCAGTTCGTACTCGTCGACGCCTGCGGCAACCCCGTCACCGGCGCGTCGTCGAAGCTGACGACCAAGGGCTTCGTGTCCATCGGGGCCACGGCCCAGGTGGAGACGGGCAACGACATCACGCTGAAGAACGCGTGCGGCGACCTCGAGATCGACGAGCGCGACGACGACGAGTTCAAGCGGTACGACCTCGCGATCGAGCTCGTGCAGATCGACCCCGAGGGGCTGTCGCTCCTGACGAGCGCGCGCGCGTTGAAGGACGCGGACATGAACGTCAAGGGCTTCGCCCACGGCACCGCCAACAACGCCGTCGACTTCTCGATCGAGATCTGGGCGAAGGTCGCGGGCCAAGCGTGCTCCGACTCCGGCCAGCCGCTGTGGTTCTACGTGGCGTTCCCGCACGTGTACAACGGCGTCCTCACTGACTTCACGTTCGAGGACGGGCCGCTGACCTTCAAGGTCTCGGCGCACACGAAGGGCGCAGGCACGCTCTGGGGGGTCGGCCCTTCCGGCGTCCTCGACGTGGGCTTCCCTGCGATCGACTCGGACCACGTCATCGGGTTCATCACCGACGTGCAGCCTCCCGACGCGGTCTGCGGCCTCCAGGCGTTCAACGGCTGACACCCCGACCGGGGCGGTCCGGGTCGGCGTTCCAGGCGCCGGCCCGCGTCCGCCCCCCTAGTCCGCCCAGGAGGCGAACGTGACGTCAGACCCGTGCGACTGGCCGGTCATCAGGTGCGGGGACATCCCGTGCGAGGGCGACAAGGGCTACGACGACCTCAAGGAGGCGTCGACCGAGGTGCTGTGGAGCCTCAGCGGCGAGCGGTTCGGCTGCTGCGAGGCCACGGTCATGCCGTGCCGCTGGAAGCAGCCGTGGTGGGACGACCGAACGCACCCGTGGTGGACCGTCAGCCTGGTGGACGGCGTGTGGGTCAACTACTTCTGCCGCGAGCACGGCCGCGGGTGCGACTGCACCGCGGCCTCTGAGCTGTACCTGCCGGGCAACGTCTGCGAGGTGGTCTCCGTCTCCGAGCAGGGCGACCCCGTGCCCACGGGGTCCTACCGGGTGGACAACAACGCCTGGCTCGTGCGCACGGACGGCGGACGCTGGCCCGACTGCAACGACGGGTCGCTGGCCGTCACGTACAGGCGCGGAGAGCCGGTCCCCAAGGGCGGGCAGCGCGCGCTGGGCGAGCTCATGAGCGAGCTGCACGCGGCGTGCAGCGACGACGGCAACTGCAAGCTGCCCAAGCGGCTGCAGGTCATCGCCCGGCAGGGCGTCACGCTCGCGGTCCGCGACACCATGGAGTTCTTCGAGCGCGGCAAGACCGGGCTGTACTTCTGCGACCTGTGGCTGTCGTCGGTCAACCCCAAGGCCCACCAGCGCGGCGCCAAGGTCGTCAGCCCCGACGCCCCGGCCGGGAGGTCGCAGACGTGGCCGGACTGACCACCAAGGACCGGGCGCTGGCCTCCATGCGCGCCCTGCTCGGCTGCATGTGCACGGCGCTGGGCGACTACGGGTGGCGCGGCGACTGCTGCCTGGAGCCGGGCGAGGTGGCCTGGGACCAGTGCGGCCCGGAGCCCAAGGCCTGGGTGCGCCTGGTCGACGTCTACCCGTCGAGGCCGTACCCGCTCTTCGCCAGCAACGCCAAGGTTGAGGACGTGCAGTGGGCGCTGACCCTAGAGATGGGGGCGGTGACGCAGGTGTGCGACGACGACTGCGACTGCGCCGTCAAGACGTCCAACACGGAGGCCGTGGTGCTGCTGGCCGCGGCCATGCTCGACGCGCTGGCTTGCTGCGGCCTCGACTCCTGCGGCGATGACCCGAGGGCGCAGCCCGTGCAGGTGACCGGCCCGGAGGGGCTCTGCGCCGGGGCCAAGATGGCCGTGAACGTGCCGATCGACCCCTGCTGCGCCTGACGTGGCCTCGGCCAAGTTCAGGTGGCACCAGAACGTGCCGCACGCCCTGCAGATCACGCTGTCGAACGCGGCCAGGGACGACACGCAGCGGCGGGCCGCGGCGGTCCGCGACCAGGCCAAGATCAACCTCAGGGTCCGCAGCCACCGCCCGTCGGGCTCCGCCTCCACAGGGCTGGCGTCCACCATCCACTACGTGACGCACCAGACCGCCGCGGGGTGGACCGCGCAGGTGGGCAGCGACGACATCCGCGCCGCGTGGGTGGAGCAGGGCACCGGCGTGTTCGGCCCCCGCAAGCAGTACATCCACCCGAGGCGGCGCACCTTCATGGTGTTTCAGTCGTACACCCCGTCCAGGCGGCACCCCGGCTCGGTCATCGTGTTCGCGACCAGGTCCAAGGGCCAGCCCGGCAAGCACTTCCTCAAGGACGCCGCCAGGGCGTTCCGCGCGTAGCAGACAACCAAACAGGAGACGACAGTGACGGAAGTCAAGAAGTTCACCAGCCGCAAGAACACCGACCCCATCCCCTTCGAGGTGGACGACGACACGTTCCTCCTGCTGCCGAACGTGCCCGGCACGGCCGTGCTCGACGTGGCCGGGATCAGCGACGCCAAGGGCCTCGACACGGCCCGCATCATCATGCGGTTCCTCGACCAGGTCATGGTGCCGGAGTCGGCCGCGAGGTTCGCCGCCCGGCTGGGCTCGAGCGAGGACCCCATCACGATCGAGACCGGCATCGAGGTCGCGACCTGGGCGCTGGGGGTCGTCACGAACTCCGACCGCCCTACGCAGGGACCCTCGCAATCGTCCAACGGCTCAGGGCCGGATGGAGCGAGTTCCGAGGGTGGGGCATCGCCAACCACGTCGACGTCTACGCCCTCGACGGGGAGGGTCTTGTAGACCTGGGGTACTACCTCTGGGTCAAGGACTTGGACCCAGAGGGCAGAAGCAGGCTGGACGAGGCGCTGAACGACGAACCGCCCCCCGTCGACCCGGAGACAGGCCTCAGGCCGCCCTCCTGGTGGAAGGGCGAGGAGGACGCGTCGAACCTCGCCGCGGCGTTCTTAGGCATCAAACCACCGAGGTAGGAGAGGAGGCGGGACTTGCCAGGACCGGGTAACATCGAGACAGTCTTCGTCGACATCATCGCCCGCCTCGAGAACGTCGAGGACGTCAACTTCAAGACGCAGGTGGAGGAGCAGGTCACCGGGTCGGTCGCGGCCCTCACGCGTCTGCAGGACAAGGCCATGGAGGCCCTGGACCCGCTCCGCCGCCTCGCCGACACCCACCTGGACATCGACACCTCGGCCCTGCGCCGCAACCTCAGCTCCGTCGAGGCGCAGGTGGCCGACCTGGTGGACCACGCGGTCTCGCTGGGCGAGGTCACTGTCCCGGAAAGCTCCAGCTTCCTCACCGCGGCGCAGGCCGCCAACCAGCTGAACAGCCACGTGATCGACCTGGAGCACAGCCTCACCGCCCTCGGCGACGCGGCGCCGCCGCACATCTCCGACCAGTTCGACGAGATGGCCGCCGTCCTCGGGGTGGTCAGCGAGGACCTCGCCAGGGTAGAGGACGAGATGGTGAAGGTCTCGGGGACCCTCAACCTGTCTGAGGCCGAGACCAGCCTGAAGGTGGTGGACCAGAGCCTCGTCGAGGTCGCCCAGCTCTTCGCCCACCTGAAGGAAGTCGCGCCAGAGAGCGGCGTGCCTGGGCTGGGCGCCATCGAGGACCAGCTCCTGACGGTGGTGGACGACGCTAAGAACGCGCGCAGGGAACTGGAAACGCTGAGCGCTGGAACGACGCGCACCCTGAACGTCGACGAGGCGAAGGCGGGGCTGGAGGAGCTGAACGTCAGGGTCCACGGGCTCGGCGACGCGATCCACGCGCTCCCGGTCGTGGACGTCGACACGCACAAGGCGGTGTCGGGGCTCACCACGCTCCTGTTCGACGCAGGCAGCGTGGAGGTCGCGCTCGACCGCATCGGCCAGTCCGGTGGGGCCGCCACGGAGAGCCTGAAGGCGGCGGCCGCCGACGCAGCGGCAGGGCTGTCCACGCTGCTCTCCCGGCTGGGAGAGGCCGGCGTCGACCTGGAGAAGCTGGACTCTGCGAAGTTTGGCCCGGACACCGGCAGCTTCGAGTTCAACCTGCAGACCTTGCACGAGTCCCTGACGCAGATTCTCAACACGTTCAAGCAGATAGACCAGCAGGGCCTGGAAGTGGAGGTGGGCCCGCTCGAGACCGAGCTACGCGGCGTGACGAGCTTCGCCGACCAGCTCCTGGGCGACTTGAACAAGCTGTCCAGCGAGAGGGTGGACCTCGACGTGGCCCCGGCCGAGGCGGCGCTGCGCGGGCTGGACGAGCAGGCCAACGCGGTCGCGGCGCGCATCCGCAGCGTCTCCAGCGGGATCGGCGGCACCGGCCTGCCGCCGCCCGGGGGCGGAGGCGGAGGCGGAGGGGGCGGAGCCGCCGGGGGCGCGGCTGGGGGAGGCGGCGAGGGCCCCGACCTGTTCGCCGTCGCCGGCACCGCGGCCACCAAGGAGTTCAACGACCAGGTCGACCTCCTCAACACGAACATCGAGCGCGGCCGCGGCGAGATCAACAAGTTCGAGCAGGCCTTCGGCAACGCGTTCAGGCGCCTGCTGGCCTTCGGGTTCTTCACGCAAGTCGGGCAGGGCCTGTTCAGCATCTTCCAGCAGGCCATCCAGGCCACGGGGCAGATCGAGAACACCACGGTCGCGCTCAACCGCTTCTTCGGCCTAGCTCAGAAGAACCTCGGCGAGACCTCGCAGCAGTTCCTGGCGGACCTGCGCACCGTGGCCCTGACCACCCCGTTCGAGTTCACGGGCCTGGCCGACACGTCCCGCCGGATCCTGGCGATGGGCGAGAACGCCAAGGACACGATCGGCACGCTGTCCCACCTTAGCGACGCGGTGGCGGCGGTAGGCGGCACGCAGGACGACATCGACGGCGTGGTCAAGGCGCTGTCCCAGCTGTCCTCGAAGGGCCGCGTCGACCTGCAGGACTTCAGGCAGATCTCCGAGCGTCTCCCGTCCCTCAGCCGCCAGCTGCAGATCCAGGGCGTGATCGACGAGCTCAACAAGCTGCACCCCGGACTGAACGCCACCTTCGGCGACTTCGAGAACCTGCGGAAGTCGGGCCTCATCACCGGCCAGGTGCTCCGGGACGGCATCATCGGCGCGATCCAGCAGATCCCCGGCGTCGAGGGGGCCGCCCGCGCGGCGTCAGAGAACCTGCAGGGCGCCCTGTCGAACCTCAAGGACTTCGTGAACATCGAGTTCGCCAAGTCGTTCCAGGGGCTGGGCCGTCAGCTGGCCGCCCAGCTGTCGGAGGCCTTCGCCTCGGTGACCGACGTGGGCACCCAGCTCACGCCGCTCGCGTCGGCGGTGGACGAGTTCATCGCCGCCCTCGGCCGGGCCGGCGAGGGGGTCCTCCCCAAGCTGTTCGACCTCGTGACCAAGCTGGCCCCCTCGGTGGCCGTCCTGGTGCAGGAGCTCGGCCAGCTGGTCCAGGAGGTCCTGCCGACGCTGGCCAACGTGGGCCAGGGCGCCATCGGGTCGCTGACAGGCCTGGTCGGAGTCGCCAAGGAGTTCGCGGCGGTGATCGGGGACCTGCCGGCCTCGGTGCAGCAGTTCGCCGGCAGCTTCATCACGCTGTCCACCGTCATACCGGGGGCCGGCGAGAAGCTCTTCGCAGGCTTCAGGGCAGCCGTCAAGCTGCCGGGCGCCATAGGCGCGGCCTCGGCCGCGGCAGAGCAGGCGGCGACTAAGTCCGCGCTGGCCCAGGTGGAACTGTCAAACGCGCTCTTCCTGCAGGGGCACGCCGCCGAGTCGGTCGAGGCCAAGACGCTCGCGGCCGCCGCCGCACAGACCTTCCAGGCCACCACCGCGGACGCGGACAAGCTTGCCGTAGAGGCGCTGAAGGTGCAGCAGGAGGAGGCGGCCCTGGCGGCCCAGGCCTTCGCCGCGGCAGTCACGCTAGGCCTCATAGTGGTGCTGCAGGGCCTGCTCAGCACGTTCCAGAAGTCCGCCGAGCAGCAGGAGCACTGGAACAAGGAAGTCGACTCGGCCACCCAGTCGATGGAGAACTTCACCAGCACGGGCGACGCCGCGGCGGCCTTCGTGGAGCAGTTCGGCAAGGCCGGCGCCACCATAGACCTCGGCCCGCTGATCGCGTTCGGCAACGCGCTCACGTCGCCCCAGCTCGCCGACGCGCTGCACACCAACAACCAGGGCCTGGGCGAGCTGGTCAGGAACATCGCCGCGCTCGGCAACAGGCGCAACGACCCAGCGGCGTTCACTAAGGCGGTGGAGTCCGCCGGCGTCAGCATGGACGCACTCGGCAACTCCAGCGCCGACGCGCAGCTGAACCTGGAGGCCCTGACGGAGCAGTTCCAGCAGGGCGCGAAGTCCGCGTTCGACCAGGAGGTCGCCGACAAGAAGAACGTCCTGGTCTCGGACCAGGTGGTCGCGGCGATCCGGGCGAAGGCCGCAGCCACCAACGACTACGTCGACGCCCAGGACGAGCTGACCGCCGCCCAGCAGGCGGCCGCCCAGGCCGCGTTCGCCCTGCTCTCGGCGCAGCTCAACCCAGACGAGGCTCAGAAGATCATCGACGACAACACCACGTACACCGTCGGCATCAACAACACGCGGATCGCCACGGTGGACTGGACCAAGGCCAACCTGGACGCGCAGCAGGCGCTCGCCAAGGTGGACAACGCGTTCGTCGACCTCGGGACCAGGTTCCCCGGGTTCAACCAAGCGTTCAACGCGCTGTCCCAGGGGATCGCGGACGGCGCGGACAGCCTCGTGGATTTCGCGGTCAGGTCGGACAAGGCCAAGCTGTCGGCCGACGACCTCAACGCAGTGGCCAACAAGCTTGGGCCGGCCCTGGGGCAGGCCCTGTCCGGCGACGAGCTCAGCAAGGTCCTCGTGGCCGCGAAGGCCAGGGTCGACGAGTTCAGCACGGCGCTCGCCGGGCTGGTGCCGTCCATCACCGGGCTGCAGGTGACCGCGGACGGCTTCACGCTGGACCACTTCCTGGGCCAGCTCGAGCTGATCGCCATCGCGCGCACCTCGGTCATCAAGAACCTGAACGCGATCGCCGACCAGTTCGGCCAGCTCGGCGCCGACGCCATCGAGGCCCTGACCAAGTCGGGGCTGCAGGGCGACACCTTCGCGATCGCAGTGCAGCAGGCGCTGGCTGGTGGACCGAAGGCGCTGCAGAGGGTGGTGGACGACTTCCAGGCCGCGACTGGCCTGGCCCTGGGCCAGTTCGGCGACACCACCGTGCAGGACCTGCAGGGCCTGTCCCAGAAGCTCACCGCGCAGGGGCTGACGCCCGAGACCATCGACAAGATCCTGGGGACCGACGCCTTCAAGAACGCCGCCGACGACCAGAAGGGCGCGCTGGACAAGCTCAACGTCGACCTGTTCAACTTCGCCCTGCAGCGCAACCAGATCATCGCGGCGGCCGGCCAAGGCCCGCTGACGGGGGCCGCGCTGGCCGCCCTGCAGCTCACCAACGCGGCGATCGACCAGGCGCAGGCGGCCATAGGCGCCGGCGGCCAGCCCAACGTGGTGGTGCCCACCGTAGACACGCAGAAGGCGCAGACGGACGCGGCCGCGGCGGGGCACCTGGCCGCGCAGTCGTTCACCCAGCAGATGAGCACCGACATCTTCGGCGGGTTCGTCGACGTCGACAACCAGGTGTACAGCGGCATAGACGCGCTCGGCCCAGCCGGGTCGCTGCACGCCCAGGCCGCCGCCCTGCAGGTGGCGTCCGGCCTCATCTTCGGCACGGTGGCGGGCCTCGGCCCGTTCGCCGACGCCGTCTCCACCGCGGTCGGGACCTCCACACTGAAGGCCGTGCCTGTCGCGCTGGCCGTGGGCGGGGCGGTCGCCGCGGCCTTCGGCCAGGGCGTCGTTCAGATATTCGCGGACGTGGCCGCGACCGGCGAGGCGGCCGAGCTGGAGATCAGGAAGTTCGACTTCGTCGGCACCGCCCTCATGTCGATCGCCGCGGCCGACTTCGTGCACTCGTTCGAGGGCAACTTCGACGAGCTGCCCGTCGTAGTGGCCGTGGACCTCGACCTGGTGCTAGGCGCAATCGGCTCGGCGGCGCCCTCGTTCGAGCTGGCGGCCGCCGGCCTGGCCCTGCTGACCGCTTCCGCCTTCGCGGGCAACCTGCAGCTGGTCGGGGTCGTCAACTCGGCCCTGAACGACGCGCTGACAGCCATGACCGGGTTCCTGCCGCTCTTCCAGGGCGAGGGCTTCCAGATCGGCACCGCGCTCGGGCAGGGCGTCAAGGACGGCCTGAACTCCACCGTGGAGCAGATAGCCGCCGCGGCCGCTGACGCGGTGGCCAAGGCAGAGGAGGCCGCCAAGCAGCAGGCCGGCGCGCACTCGCCCTCGCGCGTGTTCGCCAGGCTCGGCATGGACCTGTCCAGGGGCCTGGCGCAGGGCATCGCGCAAGGCGCCCCCCAGGTCGAGCAGGCCGCCGCGGCCAGCGTCCAGGCCGCCCAGGCCGGGGTCGTCCACAACCACCAGTGGAACATAGACGTCCCCACGGACGACCCGGCGATGTTCGCCAGGCGCGCGGCGGACCGGCTCGAGCGGAGGCTTGTGTAGCATGGGGGGCGTAGAGCTGTTCGCCGACATGTGCGGCACAGAGGTGTGGAACATCGAGAGGACCGCCGCCTACATGCGGCACGGCGTCTCCCCGGCCGGGACCAGGTACAAGGGGGACGGGTGCCCGCAGCTTGTGGACCTCGCGCCCCTGTTCACGGACTCCCTCGCGCCGACGGGCGGGTACGAGCTGCCGGAGACCGACCCGGCGCCGTGGTACGACCCGCTCGTCCCCGAGTCCCGCAACTTCGCGGGCGTCATCGTCAACAGCGCGGTTCTCAGCCCCGCCGCCGACCGGGACCTGTCGCAGAACGCCGGACACGGCGCCGTCCTCACACGCCCGCGCTTCAGGGGCCGGACGCTGGACGTCAAGGCCACGCTCGTGGGGAAGACGTGCTGCGCCGTCACGTACGGCCTGCGCTGGCTCACGCAGGCGCTCCTGGGGGCCGCCGAGGACTCGTGCGACGACTGCACGCTCTCGTTCCTCTCCTGCTGCCCGGCCACCGGCGGCGAGGACGGCTGCCTTGTGCTGTTGGAGGACGGCTCCCCAGTCCCGTACTACCGCATGGGCTTCGAGGAGGAGTGGCAGCGGGGCACCGACTTCGCGCGGCAGGTGCACGGGGCGGGCCTGCTCAGCGGGCCCGACGTGGTCGCCCTGCACTCTGGGCGCAGCTGCGGCTGCGGCTGCGGGACGATCACCGAGGTGGAGTTCGTGGTGGGCCTGCAGTCGCCGTGGCTCAACTGCCTGCCGTCCACCGTCGCGTCGGACGTGGCGGTCGGCCTGTGCGGCGGCGGCGACGACTGCCTGGAGTTCGTCAAGTGCCCGTCCGGCTCGCCCGGCTGCCCGCCCCTCAGCACCTGCGACGACGACCCGGCGTGCGCCGAGACCGTCCCGGCCCCTCCCGTGCGCCCCCCGCGCAGGGCGTGCGGCTGCGTCCCCCTGGTAGCCGAGCGCTCGCTGTTCGCGGTGCCTGCCGCCAGCGGCTGGTTCGAGCAGGTCCTGGTGGTGGAGCTCAGCGCGGGCTCGTCCCTGATGCGGAACGTGGTGGTCAGGGTCTGGCCCAACCCCGACGGCCTGGAGTGCGACGACCCCGACGCGTTCCCGGACTGCGCGGCCGCCGGCACGCTGATCGTCGACTACGTGCCCGCGGGCGGGACGCTCAGGTTCGACTCGGCCGCGCGGAAGGTCACCATGACGTGCGACGGCTTCGGGCGCACGGCCGAGAGGAACATCACCACGGTGGACGGCCTGCCCTTCGACTGGCTGACCCTGGGGCGCGGCGCCTGCTGCGTCGCCGTCGACACCGACTGCACCAACGTCGCCGAGGACGCCTCCGCGACGCTGCTGACCGTCAGGCGCGAGCTTTGACGGCCGAGATCAAGCCGGACCTCCGCGCGTCCCGTGTTCGCGAGGGTTCGTCTCCACTTAGCGGCGGCAAGCGTCGCGGAGGTCCGGCACTACACTTGGAGACCACGTGACCTCAGTCTTCTACGACAACGGGCTGGACATCCTCGGCGGCGGGTCCTCGCCCGGCTCCCAGAACTGGGGGAACGCGAACTTCAGGCTCATGCTGGTCAAGGACACGATGCCCGTGAACAGGTCCCACGTGGTCGTCGCGGACCTGCTGCCCGGCACCTACGAGTGCGACGGCGCGGGGTACGCTGGACGGACGAACGTCACCGGGATGGTGCGGACGGTGAACAACACCACGCACAAGATCGCCTACACGTGCGATGACCCGAACCTGGGCAACGTCGCGCCTGGCGAGTCGCTCAACCTGGTCGTGTACCTCCTGATCACTGACGACACCAACTCGGTCCTGGTCGCGTTCATAGACCTGGGAGGGCAGCCCACGGACGGGTCCAACTTCATCGTGGCGATGCCCGCCGGCGGGCTGTTCGACACCGTGCAGGGCTAGCCGGCGTGCCCACCGTATCGGCTCAGAAGGCGCACGTGCGGGTGGACCCGCTGCTGCAGCCCACGCCACCCCCGCCCCCCGTCCTGACTACGCGGGCGCCCGTGAAGCGGATGCTGGGCAGGCCGGCGTCGCGGGTGTTCCTCATGGACAGGCAGGGCACGCGCGTCGTGGCGGACCTGACGGACTCGGCGTCGTTCGTCCAGTGGTCCCGCGCGCTGGACGACGTGAGCGAGCTGGAGCTCTCGCTGCACCTGCGGGGAGACGCCCTGGGCAGGGCCTGCGCCGCGACGGTGCGGGAGGTCCACACCTGGCACCACGAGCTGATAGTCGTCCGCGGGGGCGAGGCCGTGTGGGGTCCCGGGCCCCTAGTCACCAAGGGGCCCTCCGCCTCCCGGCTGGTCCACCTGGTGGCCCGCGACGTGGTCGCCTGGCTCGACGTCAGGCTGGTGCACAACGACTACACGTGGAAGCAGGCGGACGTGACCGAGATCGCCAGGACCTGCATCGCCGACGCGCTCACTAAGGGGCTGGCCGCCGGCATGCCGTTCGAGCAGGCAGACGTGGGCATCCTGAGGTCTGCGGTGTTCTACCCGGCCGGGAAGCCCGTCGACTACGAGGTGAAGGCGAACCAGCAGACGGCGGGCGAGATCCTGCGCGACCTCGCCACGAAGGGCCTCAACTTCACCTGCCTCAACCGCGCGCTGATAGTGGGCGGCGACTTCGGGTTCGGGCCGGTGGGACCGCTCCGCGACGACGACTTCGAGGGGGACTTGGAGGTGACAGAGCACGGCCTGGCGGCCGCCGGCCACCAGTTCGTGACCGGCGGCGTCGGCATGCAGGGCGAGTGGGGCGGCGTCGACGGGTACTACGGGCTCATAGAGTCCGGGGTGGAGGGCGAGGCGGCGACGGAGAACGACCAGGAGCTGAGCAGGCTGGCCTACGAGCGCTGGACCCAAGGCTTCCCGCCCCCCGTCACGGTGAACGTGCCGGCCGACGGCAGCTTCGCGCCGGACGCGCCGGTGTCCGTCGACGACCTCATCCCGGGGATGCTGGTGGACCTGGAGCTGCGCGAGACGTCCACGCCGGTACACACCCTGCAGCGCATCACGGCGGTCCAGGCGCAGACCGGGGACAACGGGCCGGAGAAGATCGCCGCGACGCTGGCGCCACCTTCCGGGGCCCTGACCGCATGAGCGGCTCGTGGCCACTGGCGGGCGACGCCCTAGCCAAGAAGATGGAGGAGATCAGCCGCCGCACGCTCACAGCCAGGCGCGAGCACCTCCACCTGTCCGACCGGACCGTGGTGGTGGAGGAGTTCTGCCACCTGCTGCCGGAGGGGCAGGCAGAGCTAGGCGGCCACGCCAACCTGCTCAAGAGGGCCAGGGAAGGGCTGTACGTGGCGTGCGCCGACGTAGGCGACTGCTCGCCCTCGGGGGCCCCGTCAGGCGGGCCGTCCACCAGGTGGGGCACGGTGGTGGTGGCCGCCTACGACAGCGCGCCGCAGTCGAAGACCGGAGCCGACTTCGTGGCCCCAGGCCCGGAGGCGGACGGCGTGCTGACCGAGGCCTTGGAGCTGATACCCTCAGGCGGCGGCGAGTTGGTGCTGCTGGAGGGGACCTACGTGGTCACCGGCGGCCCGAAAGCCGTCGAGGCCGTGCACACCAACATCAGGGGCATGGGCGCCGGGACCCTTTTGGTGCTCCAGGCTTCCGGGGTCCCCGGGGTGACGGACCCGCCTATAGTCCTGATAGAGGACTCGTCCCTGGCCGAGGTGAGCGTGATCGTCACCGGCTCGTCGGCGGGAGGCTCAGCGGTCGCCCTCACGGACTACAGCCAGGTCAAGCGGTGCAGGTTTGAGGACTGCGGCGTGCAGGGCGACACCTTCTCTGACTCGGCGCGGATGATCAGCGTCTGCGACAACGTGTTCACCGGGGTGATGGAGAGCTGGGGGTTGGTCTACACCGGCTCCAACGAAGACAGCGCCACCGTCTGCAGGAACAGGTTCCACGACGTCACCAGGAAGACGAGCTGGGAGGACGGCGACTCGTCGGCGGTCATCTCGGTCAACACCCAGGGCGTGGTGTCCGACAACACGTTCTCCAACGTCAAGGCCTCCTACGGGATATACGTGAACGGCGGGGGGGTGGTCCAGGGCAACCACTTCGTCGGCTACAGCGGCAACAGCGAGTTCCTGGTGGCGGCCATCTTCAGCGAGTCCAGCGAGACCCAGTGCGTCGGCAACCAGGTAGAGGACGCGCTGATAGGCATCGACGTCTCGGACGACCCTAGCATCGCCGCCGACTACCCCAACAACGACTACAACGCCGGCGGGTTCCAGTGCGCCGGCATCCAGGGCTACTACGGCGTCTGCGCCGACAACCTGGTGAGGGTGCAGCCCAAGGACGAGCTCCACAACGCCAGCGGCTGCCTGGACGTGTGGACCGAGGTGGCCGTGGCCGGCAACCAGTGCCTGCAGTTCTTCGAAGACGGCCAGCAGCTGGCGTTCGGCCTGCACCTGTACGTCGGGGCCTACGCGGCCGTCACCGGCAATCGCGTCAGCCTGGACTCCCCGGCCACCGCCGGGATTTGGCTTGACGCAGGAGACTTCGACATGGTGACCGGCAACGTCGTCTCGATCAGCAGCGGGACGGCCTACCGCAACGACGACGGCGTCAACACGGTGTTGACTAACAACATCTGAGGAGGATGACTTGACGGCACTCTGCATAGGCTGCGGCCTGGACGTGGACGAGACCGGGAGGCTGATCGTCCCGCGGTCGGGGGGCGGGGACGAGGCGGCGTTCCCGGCCGGGGCGACGGCCGCGGACAACGCGCTGCAGTGCGACCCGGACAGCGGCCTGTGGGTCGGCGAGCACTTCTCGGACGCCAGCAGGACCGCCGAGTACTTCACGGTCAACACGCCGTACGAGGCGTCGACCGGCACCAGCCAGATCATCGGCGGCATCGGGGCCGGCGGCGCGATGCTCGGCGTGTCCTGCCAGTCGCACCCGGCCAGGGTCACGTACTGCATGTGGGTCGTCACGGTGGTGGCCGACATCGTGAACTTCGCCACCGACTACAACTGCATCATGGAGGTCGGCCTGGGCCACGACCCGCTGAACACGTTCCCCGGCACGATGGCCAACGCGGCCTGGCAGGTCGGAGGCAACGCCATCAGCGGGCGCTCCACCATCCAGGGCACGCAGCCCGTCTCGCAGGACAACGCGGGCGGCAACATCGGCAGCGCGGTGCAGCCGGTGCCGGGCATCCCGCTGGCGGCCGGGGCCGACGACCTCATGCTGAACGTCAGGGTGAGGGCCGACTTCCACACGACGGCCGGCGGCCTCTACGTCAACAGCATCGAGATACACATCGGCAAGATCCAGGTGACCGACGGGCTGACCAGCCGCGCGGCCGCGGGCGCGGTGATCGCCTAGCAGGGACAGGAGGACAGCGTGGGCGCTTCCGACAGGCTCAGAGAGATAGCCAGCCAGGTGCACGACATCGAGACCAGGGAGGAGCGGGTGCACAGCCTGCTCGCCTGCTCCAGGGAGGAGAACGACGCGCTGCGGCGCGCGTCCTCGGAGCTGGTCGAGGCGATAGAGGACGCGAGGCTGGGGGGCGCGATGCCGGCGCTCCCCGACTCGGTCGCCGCGGCGGTGGCGGGCCTCTCGGCCGTCGCGTCGCGGTAGGGCCCCCCGCTGGCGGAGGGGCCGGCGCCTCAGGGCGCCGGCCCCTTTCGCGTTCCCGAGTCCACTGCGACCCCCCGTCTAGGTGCCTGAAATCACGTGGGTGTAATACTACAAACATTGTAGCGTGATTGTAGCGCAACTGCCGTGTACATCGGGCGCCCGGCGCGATATGATTGTGGCATGCACGACGTCGGAGGAGGAGGCACAGGCATGGACTTCTCGAGGATGCCGCCCGTTGGGCGTGCCAAGGGGCGGCTCGAGGCGCAGGCCAAGAAGCGCGAGATCTGCGCGTGCCTCGACGCCGGCTTCGAGCCGCTGGACATCGCGGAGATGTTCGGGACCACGGAGCGCGCGATCCTGCTGGTGCAGGAGGAGTGCGAGTTGGAGGAGACGGCATGACCGCAGACGGCGACGACGACGAGGGGACCGGCAACGAGTGGGTCTCGACCAGCTGGGCCGAAATCGAGGCCTTCCTGGACGACAAGGGGTACAGGGAGGGCTTCGTGCGCGTGTTCCTAGAGTTCCGCGGCGCGGTGCTCGACGACATGCCGCTCGACGGCAGGGGGCGCCCGGAGGTGGTGAACCAGTCCAACTTCGCCAGGCACTTCGGCGTGGCGGTCTCGACGTTCAACCGGTGGCTCGGCACGTGGGGAGGGTCGGAGTTCGCGCACCTGAGCCCGGGCGGCACCGCCGCGGCGAAGGGGCGCCAGAAGGCGAAGGCCAGCAAGAAGGCCCAGGCCGACGCCGCCCAGCAGACGCGGCGGATGGTCGCCGACGACGCCACGGGCTTCATGGACCAGCTCGACGTGCACAAGCTCGACCAGAGCATGTGGTGGCTGAACTGCAAGATCCTGGCCGACTCCGACCTCCCGCAGCGGCAGAAGGCCAAGGTCGCCCAGGAGTGGCTGGAGTTCCTCGACGAGGAGGCGAAGGCGATCGAGGCGGCGAGGGACGAGCTCCTGAGGGCGCTCACAGAGGCCGAGGAGCACGCGGCGTGACGCCGGCGTGGGTGGTCCTGGAGGGCGCGGACGGCGTCGGCAAGTCCACGCTGGCCGCGGCCCTGGCGCAGCGGCTCTCGTACGAGCACGGCCCGACCGTGCTCCAGAGCCTGCGCCAGCACTCCGCCGAGAGGGAGTACTGCTCCCAGCCGACCATGTGGCACCTGCGCGGCCTGAACGTCGTGCAGGACCGCAGCCTCCTGTCGCGCCTCGCCTACCAGCCCGTGGTGCTGGTCCCGGGCGCCGAGAGGAAGGACCTGGAGGAGGCGAAGCGGACCATGGCGTCCATGCGGGAGAAGGTCGCGGTGCTCTACCTCCACTGCGAGGAGGGCGAGCTCGCCTACCGCATCAGGGCCAGGGGCGACGCGTACTTCCACCCGTCGCTGACCGGCGAGCTCCTCAAGAGCTACTGGCGGACCATGGCGTGGTGGGAGAGCGCCGGCGGCTGGTCGGCCACGGTCGACGTCACCGAGGCGTTCTGCACGGTCGACGAGGCGCTGCTGGCGCTGTCCACGGCCCCCACCGTCAACCTGGGCCCGTCGCGCTCGAGCCTGATCAGGTGATAGCGCCCCGAGGGGAGCGCAAGGGCCTGAGGGCCGCCAAGCCCGTGCTGGTGGTCGGCATGGCCCCGTCGCGGAACGGAGCGGACCTCTCCGACGCGAGGGCGGCGCACCCGGCCGGGAAGACGCTGGACCGTCTCGCCAAGTACGCGGGGGTCGCGCCCGAGGAGCTGCTGGACAAGGTCGACTTCGTGAACCTGCTGCCGGACTGGCCAGGCGAGGCCTCCGAGGCCTCCGCCAAGTGGGACGACTCGGTCAGCAAGCAGACGTGGGACCCGGTCGGGCAGCGGTCGGCCCTTCTGGCGGCCGACCTGGCCGAGAGGCCCAGGAAGCTGGTCGTCGGGCTCGGCGGCTGGGTGCGCGACGCGCTGTCCTGGTGGTGGACCCTGCTGGACGCCGGGTGGCTGGAGCCGCAGAGCCACGCAGGGGCCGGGCTGGTCTGGTCCCCGCACCCGGCGGGCACCTCTATGTGGTGGAACGACCCCGCCAACCTCGAGAAGGGTGAGGCGTTCTGGGCCGCCGCGCTGCTGGTGGCGAACACGGGGCCCCTGGCCCCGCGCAAGGTGCCGGCGGCCCTGCGCTCGAAGTGGCTGCTGGACCTGGTGGCGCGGTTCCGCGTCGGCGGGTGGCCCGAGGAGGCCTGCGTCGACTGGCCCTTCATGGACCCGCCTGGCAGGCCGTCGGCCTACCACCGCGGCAACGCCATGCCGGCGGCGCACGTCGTGCTGGAGCTCACGCAGTGCAGGCGGAGGGACCGGTTCCAGCAGGCGCTCCACTCGTGCGACCGCGGAGAGGACTGCGTCAACTCGGCGCACCTGCGCTGGGGCACGGAGCTCGAGAACCGGCTGGACCAGTCCGCCAGGGCGAGGGGCGACATCGGGCGCGTCGGGCTGGAGACGGCCCGCAGCGTCAGGAAGGACCTGGAGCAGATCAGCAAGGCGTACGGCGTCCCGATGGACGCCATACGGAGGATCGCGGGCGGGAAGACGTGGGCGGAGACGTCCTGGACCGAGGAGACGACGTGAGGATCGAGACCGACAGCATGAGGACGGCGTACCCGCTGGTCCTCGACGAGATCAGGAAGACGGGGACGTTCGTGTCCCCGCGCGGCGACGACACGCTGGAGGTCAGCGGGGCCACGATAGTCCTGACCAGCCCCCACGACGCGCTGCCGACCGGCACCGGCAGGAGGCTCAACGTCTCGCTGGCCGTCGCCGAGTTCCTGCACCTGGTGGCCGGCGAGGACGACCCGGAGCTGCTCATCAAGGTGGCCCCGCACTACGCGAACTTCGTCGACCCCGTGACGGGCCTGCTGCGCGGCAGCTACGGCCGGCGCATCAAGGACCAGGCCGAGGAGGCGGTGCGCAAGCTCCAGATCGACCCCTCGACCCGCCAGGCGTCGGTGACCTGCTGGTTCCCGCACCTCGACAGGTCGCCGGGGGAGCACGACTACCCGTGCGTCATCTCGGCCGGGTGGACGGTCCGCCACGGCCACCTGGACGCGTTCACCGAGATGCGCTCCAACGACGCGTGGCTCGGCCTGCCAGGGGACATGTTCGCCTGGACGCAGCTGCAGCTGACCATCGCCCACATCCTCGGCTTCCCGCCGGGGACCTACACCCACTACGCCAGGTCGCTGCACCTGTACGCCAGGGACCACGGCAAGGCGGAGGACCTGACGCAAAACGCCGACCCGGACTGGGAGCCGAGCTTCACCGGGCTCAAGGCCGACAGCTGGCTCGAGGCGGTCACCAGGGCCAAGACGCTCCTGGCAGGCGTCACCCCCACCGAGGCCACCGCGGGGGAGAAGGACATGCGGGACCGGATCGGTAAGCACCTGTGAAGGGCGCCGCCGCGAGCGCCGACCGGCTGTCGCACGACGACTTCGTCATGCAGGTCGCCAAGCTGGCCGGCCTGCGCTCGCTGTGCTACAGGGCGCAGGTAGGGGCCGTCGCGTGCGCCGCCGACAGGCGGATCGTGAGCGTCGGGTGGAACGGGCCCCCCGGAGGCGTCGAGACCCACGGCATGCACTGCCAGGCCTGGTGCCCGCGCGGGGCGGGGCTGTCGCACAAGCCGGGGTACGCCGACTGCACCGCCCTGCACGCGGAGGCCAACTGCCTGCTGCACGCGGAGCGGGGGGAGCTGGCCGGCGGGTCGATGGCCGTCTCGCGGGTCCCGTGCGCCCCCTGCGCCAAGCAGATCGCCGGGGCCGGCATCGTCAGGGTGCTGGTCGGGCAGGACGAGGGCGGGGTGTTCCACAGGCCGGAGGAGGTCTTCGAGATGCTCGCGACGTGCGGCGTGGAGGTGGCGGTGTACGGTGGCTGACGCGGGAGTGCTCGACAGCGCCACGCTCCACTACGTGGAGGACTCGGCCGAGGCCGCGGCCTTCGTGGAGTGGTGCCGCAGGCCGCGCAGGGTCATGGCGGTAGACACCGAGACGACCGGCCTGGAGCGCGACGCGCGCATCAGGCTCATCCAGTTCGGCGACGACACCGACGCTTGGACGCTGCGGTGGGACCGCTGGAAGGGCACGGCGCTGGAGGGCCTGGAGGTCCTCAAGCGGGCCCGCCAGCGGCTGGCGTTCCACAACTCGCCGTACGACGTCCCCAAGATCGAGAGGCAGACCGCGCGGGACGGCGACGCCAAGCAGGGCTGGGGGTTCAAGTTCGACTGGGGCACGCTAGAGGACTGCATGATCCTCAGCAGGCTGGCGCACCCCCTGGGGTCCCACGCGCTCAAGGCCCTCTGCTCGAAGTACGTGGACCCGAGGTCCCGCCTCCTGCAGAACGTGCTGTCGGACGCCATGTCCGCCAACGGGTGGACGTGGGCGACGGTGCCCTACGACTTCCCGGCGTACAACCTGTACGCGGGGGCGGACTGCATCCTGACGTCCCTGCTGCTCCCCGAGCTGGAGAAGATGAGCTACAGCGAGGAGCTGTACCGCGTCGAGATGATAACGGCCGAGGCCTGCATCGCCATGTCGGAGGCCGGCATGGAGGTCGACCTCTGGTACTGCAAGGAGCAGATCGAGCAGCTCGAGCAGGAGCTGGACGACCTCAAGAACCAGGGCCACGAGCGCCACGCCTTCACCGCGTTCGGGTCCAACCAGATGTTCATCAACAAGATGCACGACTACGGCGTGTACTGGCAGGACCGCACCCCGAAGGGCGCCGTGTCCACCGACAAGGAGGTGATGGAGCGCCTCATCTTCGAGAACGCGGGCGCCCCGGCCGGGGACCTGGCGAACCTCACGCTGGGCCACAGGCAGCGGCTCAAGCTCAAGAACACCTACTTCAGGAACTTCCTGCTGGAGGCCGCCGACGGAGACGGCCGCGTCCACCCCGACATCAACTCGATCGAGGCCGTCACCAGCCGCATGACGGTCACCAAGCCGGCGATGCAGACCATCCCGCGCGGGCCGAGGGCGAGGCGCGCCTTCCGCGCCGGCGCCGGCAGGTACCTGATACTGGCGGACTACGCGCAGATCGAGCCGCGGCTGCTCGGCCACTTCTGCCAGGACCCGGCGCTGCTCGAGGCCATCGCCTCCGGCGACCTGCACACGGCCTCGGCGCGGATGATCTACCAGGACGACACGATCACCGAGGACGACCCGCGCAGGCAGCCGGCCAAGTCCTCGGTGCTCGCCGTGATCTACGGCGCGGGCCCCGAGAAGTTCGCGCACACCGCCGGCCTGCCGGTGGCGGAGGGCGCCGCCTTCATGGAGCGCTACCACGGGACGTTCCCCCTGGTCAAGCCGTTCCTGCAGAACGTCCAGACGGTGGGCAGGAGGCGCAAGCGCCAGGAGGGCAGCGCCTACGTCGTGACGCCCAGCGGCCGCCGCCTCGAGATGCGCAAGGTAGACGCCGAGTACACCCTGGTCAACTACCTCATCCAGGGGACCGCCGCGGACGTGTTCAAGCAGGCGATCGCCAGGATGTGGCAGGGCGAGCTGGGGCAGCACATGCGCCTGCCGGTCCACGACGAGTGCATCTTCGAGGTGCCGAACGACGTGGACCCCGAGGAGTTCAAGCGGGAGGCGTCCAAGGCCATGGAGGACGACGGCTACCGGGTCCCCCTGGTCGTCGAGGCGACCGGGCCGTTCCAGAACTGGGCAGACAAGTACGGCGCCCCGCCGACGTGACGCCCGACCCGTGGTACCTGGACCGCGTGCGCAGGTCGCTTACGCGACGTAAAGCCCGCACAGGCTACCTGCACATCCGGCACGGCGACGGACCGCAAGGACGCAATAGCACAGTGGAGAGGAGGCACCCGGACGCCGTGGTGATGATACTGCGGCGCCGCGGCCTGCACGGCCGCATACCGAAGGACGAGCCGAACCGTCGAGAGGAGACGAGATGACGGAGGCGATCAAGGTGCTGGGGGTGGACCCCGGCACCACGACAGGGATGTCCATAGTGGAGTTCGGCGCGGGCGCGCCGTTTCACCTGTGGCACACGGAGCTCCCGTGGCCGGAGGCGGCCGCAGAGGCGATGAGGCAGATCGAGCACCTCGAGCGCTTCCCCGGCTCGGTGGCGGTGTGCGAGGAGTACACGCTCACCGCGCGTTCGGCGCAGCGGGGCCAGAAGGGCGCGGACGACGCCATGGGCATGAACGGGTGGATCAGGGGCCTGTGCCTCTTCCGCGACGTGGACCTGGCGCCCAGCCAGAAGCCGGCAGGCAAGCGGTCGGTAACGGACGACGCCCTGAAGGCCTCGGGCCTCTGGCTCAGGGGCAGGAGGCACGCCAACGACGCCACCAGGCACGCGCTGCTGTACGGCATGAAGAAGCGCCTGTTCGACCTCAAGGTCCTGATCCCGCGGTGAGGACCCTCTACGCCAACAAGGTCGGCGCCTCCGTCGAGACGAACGCGACGTACTACGACAAGGAGCTCATGCGGAGCATCCCGGGCAGCCGCTACTCCGGCCACCCGGCGACCTGGACGCTGCCGCTCACGTGGGCCGCCTGCAAGCAGCTCCGCGGCACCTTCCGCGACCGGCTCGAGATAGGGCCCGAGCTCAGGGACTGGGCGGTGCGGCACTTCGAGTCGAGGGTCGCCCCTTCCCTGGCGCTGCGGGACCTGGCCGCGCCCGAGGCGACCAGCATCCCGCTGCGGCCCCCGGCCGGGCTGTCGCTGTACCCCTTCCAGGAGGTCGACGTCGAGTGGCTGCTGGCCACCGCGACGGAGGGCGGCGCGCTGCTCATGACGCCGACCGGGGGCGGCAAGACCGTGGTCACCCTCACCTGGATGAGGAACATGGCGATCGACAGGGCGCTGGTGATCTGCAAGAAGTCCGCGAAGTTCGACTGGCGCGACGAGTGCGCCAAGTGGTACCCGGAGCTCGAGCCGATCGTCGTGACCGGCTCGGCGAAGGAGCGCCGCGAGCTGATCGAGGAGGCCGGCTCGTACGGCGGCCTGTGCATCGTCGGCTACTCGGACACCAGGACGCACTCCAGGCTGGCGCCGTACGGCCAGATCCACCTCACCGAGGCGGAGAAACGGCCGAAGGACCTCAACTTCCAACCCTGGGAGTGCGTGGTGGTGGACGAGGCGCACCGCCTCGGCGACCCGACCTCCAAGCAGACCCGCGCCTGCTGGTTCGTCGGGCACCAGGACACCGTGCGGCACAGGGTCGGTCTCACCGCGACCCCCACCCGCAAGGGGCTGGACACGCTCTGGGCGCCGCTGCACTTCGCGGACCCCAAGCAGCACCCCAGCCGGGGCAAGTTCGTCGACAGGTACGCCGAGACCTCCACCAACTTCTGGGGCGGGCAGGTCGTCGGCGCCCTGAGGCCCGACATGGAGGCGGAGTTCGCGGAGATCTTCGACCCCATGAGCCGGAGGCTGCCGGAGGAGGTCGTGCTCCCGCAGCTGCCCCCGCTGGTCCGGGCCGGCTCCAAGAAGGCGGCCAAGACGGGCAAGGAGGAGTACCCCTGGGAGGTCAAGGAGGTCCCCCTGACCAAGGAGCAGGAGGCCGCCTACAAGCAGATGGCCGAGCTGTGCCTGGCGCAGCTGACGGACGGCGAGGTGATCGCAGCCACCAACGCGGCGGCGCAGTACGTCCGCCTGGGGCAGTTCGCCTCGAGCTACGCCTACCTGGGGGACCCGGCGCCCAAGCGCAACAGGAAGACCGGGGAGGTGGAGATGGTCCGCCCGGTCGAGCTGCAGGCGCCGTCCAACAAGATCGACGCCTTCACCGACGACCTGGACGACTGGCTGGCCCAGGAGGACTCGGTCATAGTGTTCGCGACCAGCCGCAAGCTCATCAACCTGCTGTCGGCGAAGCTGCTCTCCGGCAAGAGGAAGGTGCCGCACTCGCTGATCGTCGGCGGGCAGACCGACATCCAGCGCCACGAGCAGAAGCTGGCGTTCCAGAACGGCGACGTGCCGGTGATACTGGTGGTCATCTCGGCCGGCGGCGAGTCCATCACCCTCACCAGGGGCAGGGTCATGGCGTTCCTGCAGCGCTCCTGGGCGCGGTGGGAGGACCGGCAGGCCCAGGGCCGGGGGCGCCGCATCGGCAGCGAGGTGCACGACTCCATACTCAGGGTGGACTACGTGAGCCCCGGCACCGTGGACGTCGGCCAGCTAGACGTCCTGGAGGCGAAGGAGGACGTCATGCAGCAGGTGACGCGCGACCGCGAGACCGTGGAGCGCATGATGGCCGGGGGGCACCCGTTCTGATGGCGCACCAGACCAACCAGGGCAGGAAGCTGGAGCTGCTCGACTGGGCGGAGGCGAACGCCGCGCGGGAGCCCGACGAGGCGCCGGCCGCGGCCAGGCTGATGGACCACGTGACGTCCAGGCTGCCCATCACCATCGAGGAGTTCCGGCGGCGCAGGGCCGCCGGCAACGCGTAGCAACCAACAAGGAGACGACATGGAGACGGACGCAATCAAGATGGCCGGCCTGTGACCCGCGTCGCCGACGGCACGGTCGAGACCTCCAACTCAGAGCTGCAGACCTGGATGGACTGCAAGCGGCGGTGGTGGCTGCAGTACTACCGCCAGCTCAGGCCGGCGGCCGAGAAGCCGGACGGGCCCCTCGCGATCGGCAGCAGGGTGCACGGCTCGCTGGAGAGCGGGTACAGCACCCCCGGCCGGGAGGCGGCGGCCCGCGCCCTGCTGGCCCAGTCGATAGAGGACGACTACCCCAAGGCCGCGGCCCTGGGCGACGACGTCCTCAAGAAGTTCGAGAGCGAGGCCGAGCTGTGCCTCATCATGCTCGAGGGCTTCTACGAGTGGGCCGCCGAGGAGGGGCTGGACGCGGAGTGGGAGGTGGTGTCCCACGAGCAGATCCTGAAGGCCCCGCCAATACTGGTCCACGGCGAGAGCGTCGTGCTCAAGGGCAAGCTCGACCAGATCGTACGCAGGATGATGGACGGCGCCCTCTTCATGCGGGACTGGAAGACCACCCAGGAGAAGTCCCCGCTGATGATGGCGTTCAGGCCGCAGCTGCGGATGTACCTCCTGCTGCTCGCGCTCACCGAGTACGACGCGCAGGTCAGCGGCGGGCAGTTCGTGTTCCTCAGGAAGGTCAAACGCACCGCCCGCGCGGTCCCGCCCTTCTACTTCGTGGAGCCGGTCTACGTGGCCCCGCGCGAGATGGAGAGCTTCTGGGTCGAGGTCAACGGCACGCTGAGCAACATGGTCCAGGACGTCCACAGGCTGGACGCCGGCGAGGACCACAGGGCGGTGGTGCCGCCTAGGCCGACCAGGGACTGCAGCTGGCGGTGCCCGTTCGTCGGCTGCTGCGAGATGTTCGACGACGGCAGCCGGGTGGAGGACTACCTGGCGGCCAACTTCAGGCAGGGCGACCCGTACGAGTACTACGGGCTCGAGACGGACAACCACGACACCGAGGGCACAGCCCTCACCATCAGGTAAAGGGAGACGGAATGACGGACGTGCAGCCGGGGGCCACGGTGGAACCGTGGTCCTCAGAGTCGGGCTCCCTCGCCCCGAGCGACCTAGAGTCGCTGCAGGCGAGGATCGAGACCCTGAGCCCCGAGGAGGCCACCGCGTTCTGCGGGAACCTCCAGCAGCGCAGGAAGGACCAGGCGCTGGTGCAGGGCCTGGTGCTCTACACCATGAGGACCAAGCTCGGCGACGGCGAGTGGGGCCGGTGGAACCGCGAGTTCACGCACCAGACCGGGCTCTCGGAGTCCACGATCAAGAAGCGCATCAGGGACGCGGTCGGGTTCTTCGGCCTCGAGCTGACGCCGAGGATGGTGAACGCAAGGGCCGCGGCCGACGCGGAGGCCATGCGGGCCTTCGAGGACCTCGCCGACGACGGCCCGCCGAGCTTCGGCGAGGAGGACGACGACGACGGCGACTGGCAGGACGAGTGGTCCGAAGACCCCGACGGACCTACCGACCCGGGCCTCGAGGGCCTGCTCAAGCACAAGGAGACCGTCGGCGAAGCGTGGGCGGAGCGGGACAGCGCCACGCCCTCGCCGAAGTACGAGAACCCGCCCGACTCCCCGCCCGGGGGGCGGAGGCCGATCGTCGCCCCGGACGACACGTGGATGGCGTTCACCGCGCGGCAGATCGAGGAGGAGTACCCCGCTCTGGCGGGCGAGGCGGCGAGGCGGCAGTCCCGCGCGCGGTGGGAGAAGCTGAGCCACGAGAACCCGCTGGACCTGCTCGAGGACCTCGAGCAGATCTACGAGGCCCAGGACCAGGAGGTGCCGGAGGAGATCGCGGCGGCCCTGATCGCGCAGGAGGACGTGAAGCCGGTCAAGCCGGACGAGGTCATCGAGCCGAAGAAGGCCCGCAAGGCGGCCGCCCCGAAGACGGTGGAGGGCGCGGCGCAGCAGCTCATGGAGAAGGCCAGGGAGCTGCACGCGCAGGTGGTCAAGGGCCTGGCAGACGGGTCGGTGACGCCGGAGGACCTGGCGGCCGCCCACGCGGCGGTCTCCGGGCTCTGCTCCACGGCCGAGGGCCTGCGGAAGAAGACCGGGCCGGCGAGGGAGAAGGCCCTGGCCGACGAGCGCAGGTCCAAGGCCGACGCCACCCGCGACGCCGTGGCGGCCGTGCCCGGGGCGGTGGAGTGGTGAGCGCCGAGCCGGACGCCGTCTTCCCGTGCAACGCCAGCTTCCTGGTGTACGGTCCGTCCAAGGCCGGCAAGACCTGGCTGGTGACGAGCGGCCCCAAGCCGACCCTCCTGCTGGACGCGGAGGGCGGCTCTAGGTTCCTGCCGCTCAGGAAGGTCATCTGGTCCAACCCGCTGTCGCCCCCGCCGGACATGGACGGGTACGACGTCTGCGTGGTCTACGTGCGCGACTTCTCGACCCTCGAGAACGTGTTCGGCTGGCTGCACACGGGCAAGCACCCGTTCCGGTCGGTCGCGATCGACTCGATCTCGGAGGCGCAGCAGCGCTGCGTCGACGCGATCGCAGGGGTCAACCAGATGACCCAGCCCAACTGGGGCACCCTCCTCCGGAAGATCCGGGGGCTGGTCAGCAACTACCGGGACCTGCTCATCCACCCGCTGAACCCGCTCGACTGCGTCGCGTTCACCAGCTACGAGAGGGTGACGCAGGAGGGCGTGCACGTGCCCTACCTGCAGGGGGCCATCGCCAACGTCCTGAGCTACTACCTCGACATCGTGGTGTACCTCAAGGCCGAGCCGGGGGCCGGCGGGCAGGGGACCACCAGGAAGCTGCTCACCAAGCCGCACCCGGCCTTCGCGGCCGGGGACCGCACGGACAGGCTCCCGACGATCATCGAGAACCCGACGCTCGAGGCCGTGCTGGCCTTGGCGTGCGACCTCAGCGCCGCCCCCCAGGGCGGCGGCACGATGCCAGACCTGGCAGCCACGGCCGTCTCCGACGACGGCAGCGAGCGGCCCGAGGAGGCGCCTCCGGCGCCTCCGCAGGCGGACGCGGCCTTCATGACCGCTTCCGAACCCACAGCAACCACACAGACAGAGGAGACGAGTTGAGCTCGACACCGTTCAGCAAGCTGGTAGACGCGGCGAAGGAGGCGAAGTTCACGGTCATCCCGGCGGCGGACTACGTCGTCGTCTGCCGCGACGCCACGCCCACCAAGTCCAGCACGTCCAAGGACATGCTCAAGCTGTCCTGCAAGGTGATCGTCGGCCCACACGCCGGCAGCAACCTGCTCACCCAGCAGACGCTGACCGAGGACAACCCGGTCGCGGTGGCCATGTTCATGAAGTTCCTCGACGCCTTCGGCATCACGGAGGAGTTCCTGGTCGACCTGCCGCCCGCCGAGGGCGGCGGCCCGAACTGGCAGCTCGTCTGCAGGGAGCTCAAGGGCAAGACCGCGCTCGCGGTCGTGACCGTCGGGGAGTGGAACGAGGAGGACCGCAACTACATCGACAAGTTCAAGAGGGTCCCGCCCGCCATGGCGGCGGACGTGGACGCGGCCCTCGCCCAGGCGGGAGGCGGCGGGTCCGACCCGTTCGTCGCCGCCGGGGCGCCGGCGGACCCCTTCGCGGCCGCGGCCGCCGGGGGCCCGGCGGAGAAGCCGGCGGAGGAGCCCTTCTGAGCGCGGCAGGGGAGGGGGCGCAGGCCCCCTCCCCCCGGCCGGAGGGGATGACGATCCACGTGGAGAAGGCCCCGCCGTGCGGGCTGGAGCCCGGCGCGTACCGGGGGGTGGTCGCCGGGGGCAGGCGGACCGGCGGCAGGCAGTACCTGCTCGTCAAGGTGGAGAAGATCGAGAAGAGGCGCAAGCGCGGCAAGGGACGCAAGGGCCACCGCGCGCGCCACAGGGACAAGCTGCGGCGAGAGGCCGCGGAGGGGACGGAGACGTGAGCGAGAAACTGGAGCTGCCGGAGACCGACGACTACACGTTCGGCGACTGGCTGGGCTCGACGCAGGACCTGCAGCTGGCTGCGTACGGCCTGGACTGGCCCTCGTTCGTGGAGGACGGGCTGCTGACCGAGGAGGGCGCGGTCGCGGTCATCACGCGCGGCTCGTACGCCGCGATCGCCGAGATCGTGGAGATGACCGACGAGGTCGGTTGGAAGCCGTGGGCCACGGGCCGGCACGTGAACAGGGAGGCCGTGGTCAGGGAGGCGGTGGACGTCCTGCACTTCGTCGGGAACGTGCTGTCCATGGTCGGCTGCAGCGGAGAGGAGCTGACAGCGGCCTACAAGGCGAAGCAGCTCAAGAACCTGCAGCGCCAGGTAGAGGGCTACGACGGCGTGTCGTCGAAGTGCCCGAAGTGCCGCCGCGAGCTGTCCGACAACACGCTGCTGGGCAACGGCCGCAGGTACTGCGGCGGCTGCACGTACGACCTCGGGCCCATAGAGCCGCTGGCGGAGCAATGATCGGCTGGTTCGACGAGAAGGGATTCAAGACGAGCCTGTGCGAGGCCATGAACTGGAGGCAGCGGGAGGACGGGCCGGCGGACAGGGTGGCCGAGCACATGGTCGCCTGGTTCGACGAGCACCAGCTCATCCAGCTGCCGTGCCGCGACGTGATCCAGGCGCCGGAGAAGCTCAACGCGGTGGTGGCGTGCAGGTGCGGCAGGCGGTACAGGCTGCACCACGAGCCCGGCAGGGGCTGGGAGGCGACGCTCACGTGAAGGACGAGGTGAGGCTGCAGGACCCCGTCTCCGGGGCGGAGGTGCGGATCGGCAGGGCCGAGCTGCACCAGCGCTGCCCGGAGTGCGGCGAGCAGATGCTGGGGATGTGGGCGGCGAGCACGGAGGCCACCGGCTGGAAGTGCCTGCGGCACCTCTGGGAGACGCTCGCGCTGCACAACGCCTCGGACCGCGGGGTGTGCGCCCAGGCGGCGAGGACCGCGCTCAGCGGCGCGGCGCCGGGGGACAAGGTCACCGTGACCAGGCAGCTCTTGGTCGCGGTGGGGATCGGGAGAGCGAACAAGGAGACGGCATGACGGAGACGACGACAGGCGACTGGGACCCAGCGCCGAAGTACCCGAGGGTCAAGCACCGAACCGTGCACTGGGGAGGGGGGACCGCCACGCACGAAGGCCTGACGGAGGCGTGCCGGGACCTGGAGGAGCGCGGCTACATGCTGACCGGGCTGGTCCAGGTAGACGAATGGACTGCCGTGGCGGTGTTCGTCGGGGCCGAGAGCTTCGTGATCCCGTCGAGCGTGGAGGTCGCGCTGGAGGCGCCGGAACCGGGGCCCAGCGAGATAGTCCTGGAGCCCGAAGGGCTGGACAAGCCGTGAACGACGACGACATGCCCCCGCCATCCGAGATGGCCAACGCGTTTGCCCCCGTCATCCAGCAGCTAGGGGCCGGCCTGCAGCCGATAATCGAGGCCGCCAAGGGGGTGAAGGAGCAGCTCAAGGCCGCCGGCTTCGGGCCAGAGGCCTCCGACAGGATGGCCGCCGAGTACTACGCCGCCCTCCTGCGGATGTTCATGCAGAAGGCGTTCGGCGTTGCCTGACTGCACCGCGCTGGCGCGGACCGTCGCCTCCTGGGGCGGCGCCGTCGTGCCGGCGCGGGTCAACGCCGACGGCGATGGCGGGTGGCACAAGGGCTCCGTGAAGGGGTGGCCGGCCAAGGCATCCAGCGACCCGTCCAAGTGGGCGGACGGCTGGTTCACGTGGGGCGGGAGCTGGTGGGCCGCGCTCTGCCCGAGGCAGGGAGGGCTGGTCACGCTGGACCTAGACGGCCCCCACGCGGTCGACCTCTTCAGGGGGGTCCGCGACGACTTCTGGACGCCCGACACGCTGACCTACAAGACGCCGGGCCACGGCGGGGGGATGCACGTGGTGTGGCGGTGGCCCCAGTGGCTGGGCGCGTTCAGCAGGCAGGTCTGCACCACGGCCCTGGGGGCCCAGCTGGACCTGCGCGGGGAGGGCACGTTCCTGCTGCTGTGCGGCGCCCCCAGGCCGGACCTGCCCGCCGGGGCGGCCTACGAGCTGGTCTCCCGGCCGGGGGAGCACGGCCCGCCCCCGATGCCCCCGCTCTTCATGGACTGGTTCTCGCGGCTCGGGGACGTCTCGCTGGAGGCGGCGCCCTCGCTCGGCGCCAAGCAGCTCGACCCGGATGACCTGGTCGCGCTCGCCCTCAGGCAGGGCGGCAAGGTGAAGGCCGACAGGCACAGCTGCCTGTTCAGGACGGCGTCGTGGCTGAGGGTCCGCCACGGCACCAGGACGTTCGAGGCGCTCGCCAACGAGCTGTGGCGCCTGGTGGAGACGTACTTCGACATCGCTGACGAGGAGGAGCATTGGAAGCAGGAGGTGATACGCGTGGCGAAGAACGCCTCGAAGTACACGGAGGAGAGGGACCGGGCCCAGGCGGAGGCGGCGAGGGCGAGCCTGGCGGCGCTCCGAGGACGGCCGAGTGGGTCCTGACCCACGCCGACGTGGACGAGAACCGCCGGCTCGCGCTGCTCGAGGGCCTGGCGCTGGCGGCCGAGGCGCCGTGGCTAGGGAAGATGAGGGTCGACAGGTCGCCCGGCGAGGGCCCGGAGGCCGCGCTGAAGTCGCTGGAGCGGGCGCTCGGCGTACAGGCCAGGGCGCTGCTGGCCCACCCCGAGGAGGACGTCGGGACGGGCGCGGAGTTCGCGGTGCTCTTCGGGCACTGCGCCAGGTACATGCAGGCCGAGGACGCGTGGCTAGTATACGACAAGCACGAGGCGAGGTGGAAGCGGGAGGACCGCTCCGGGACGCTGGCCATGGTCAAGGCGGCGGCGCAGAACCGCACCCCGGCGCTCGGCGGCGGGGTGAGGAAGGTGACGTACTCGCACGCCTCGCAGGCCAGGGCCTCCGCGAAGGACGCGCTGGCGGCCACGGCTGAGATGTTCGACAGGTTCCCCGCGGCGCTCAACACGCCGGAGGGCGTGCTCGACCTGGACACGGGCAGGGTGCATCCGCACTGCGCCTCCATGCTGCTGACCATGCAGACGTCCGCCCCGCTGGGGGCCGCGCCGACGCCCCTGTGGCTGGACCACCTGAGGCGCATGACCGACGGCGACGGCGAGCAGCAGAAGCTGCTGCAGATGGCGGCCGGCCTGGCGCTGTACGGCGGGTCCGACAAGCCGCAGCAGTTCATATTCCTGCGCGGCCAGGGCCGCAACGGCAAGGGCGTGTTCCTGCGCACCATCAGGAGGGCGCTCGGCCCCTACGCGGCGATCGTGTCCAAGGGGCTGTTCACGCAGAGGGACGACGCGATCCCGCACGAGGTGCTGCAGCTGAGGGGGGCGAGGGCCGCGTTCTGCCTGGAGGCTCCGCGCCAGACCGTCAACGCGGCGTCGCTGAACACGCTGACCGGCGGCGACGAGCTGCGCGGCAGGCGCCTGCACGGCAACCTGCAGGGCTCGTTCCACCCCACGTTCCTGCCGCTCTGGATATGCGGCAACGAGAGCCTCAGCCTGGACTCCCACCGCAACGAGGCGCTCTGGGAGCGGTGCGTGTTCGTGGACGTGGGGGCCCCCATCCCCTCCGCCGAGCGGGACGACAGCGTGGAGCCGCGCCTCTCCGCGCCTGACCAGCTGTCGGGCGTGGTGGCCTGGCTGCTGGAGGGCTGGCACATGTTCCTGGGCGCGGGGCGGAGGCTGCCCCGGACCGCGCAGGGCGACGCCTACGTCGCGGCGTCCAAGGAGCGCGGCGACAGCTTCGGCAGGTGGGTCAGGTCGGGCGCCCTGGTCATGGAGATGGGCGCCGAGGCCAGGATGGAGGACGTGGCCGACGCGTACCACCAGTGGTGCGCCGCGAGGAACGAGGACCCGGAGGACCCGCTCATCTGCGTCTCCGCGCTGGTGGGGTGGAACAACGTGTCCACCCCGGCCGGGGAGGACACCGTGGCGCGGGGCGTCAGGCTCGACCGCTCGGCCGCCTCGTCGGGCTTCGGAGCCCTGCTCGGGCGGGAGGCCAAGTAGCCCGGGAATGCTTCCAATGCGCTACAAAGCGTCCAAGCTATTCCCCCGGGAGCTCCAAGCACGATAGAATGTTGTGAATGGCGAGAGCCGACCCACGGCTCCGAGGACAAGGCAGGGAGACGGGAACTTGGCAGAGGCAGAAAGGCGAGAGTGGCCGGCCCGGGAGCGGGAGGACGTCGTCGAGAGGTACGAGAGGGCGATGCGCCGGGCGGAGGAGACGTACGAGGACGTGCTGGCGGCCCTGAGGGCCGCGGAGGTCCCGGCGTTCATGACGCAGACCGGGGGAATGTGCCTGGCGATCGAGTTCAAGGCGTTGGACGGGGACGGCTGGTGGTGGCTGTGCGACAAGGAGGACTCCCTGTCGTGGGAGCGGGACGAATCCCAGGGCTGGGGCCTCGGGCGGTACGCCGAGGAAGGCGACGGGACGGAGGCCTGGATCGTGACGTGCGACCGCAAGACGGTCGACGAGGCGGTCAGGCTGGTCACGGAGAACCTGCACAGGGGGGCCGCGCGTGGCTGAGAGCCCGGAGGTGGAGAAGACCTGGGTCATCGGGTTCACGGCCGACGACCCAAGGGTGGCGGAGGACGCCGCGGTGGTGGTCGGCATGCTGCTCGACAACTTCCGCGGGCTCATCATGAAGGAGTTCACAGACGAGTCGGCGCTGGCCGAGCGGGGAGGCGAGGCGGTCGACGTGCTGCACGCCGTCCTCACCGCGGACCGCAGGCTGTCGGGGAAGCAGAGGTCCGAGATCGAGCACTTCGTCGCCGCGATCGAGGAGTGGGAGACGAGCGAGAGGGAGGCCGACGAGTGAACGGGCACGGACCCCACCCCGAGGGGAGCGCCGTCCTGTGGGACGGCTGCGCCGAGTGCGAGCGGAGGGGCGAGAGCCCCTCCCTCGCCGTCGACCAGATGGACCCGGAGACCTTCGCCAGGGCGTGGGACCGGGCCTGGATGAAGGCGGCGTTCGGCCTGCCCGACGCGCAGCGGTGCGAGGTCAAGCTGCTGGACGTGCTCTGGTCGGTCAGGGTCGCCCTCAGGAACCTGGTGCACGCGCACGACCAGGACAGGCAGAGGGCGGAGCGGTGAGGATGCTCATGCTGGCCGCCGTAAAGCGGGGGGAAGGCGAGGAGGAGGGCGTGTGCCTGGGCATGCGCTTCTTCGACTCCAAGGAGGGCTGCGGCCGGGTGCACCGGCTCCTGCGCAAGCAGATGAAGGACCGGCACCCCAGCGTCGACGCCGAGGACGTCGAGTACGAGGTATTCGAGCCGAGGCTGGAAAACGCCGGCTGGCCGCGGTACGTCGGCGACGCGAGCCAGTTCTCGTGAGCACCAGCAAGTACAGGGTCTGGAACGAGAGCGTCGACGAGGTGGTCGTGGCTGAGGACTCGGCCGCGGCCATCGGCGTCTTCATGTTCGCGCACCCAAACGAGAAGCCCAACGCGGTGAGCGTCGCGCCGGTGGTGTACACCAGGGTGCAGGTGCCGGTGGTGTTCGAGGCCACCTACGACCACGCGCACAGGAAGATCAGCAAGCTGCGGGTCTCGCCCCTCGAGTCCGACGCCGGCTACTTCGACCTCGGGTCTTCGGTAGTGGACGGCCCGCACCTGGACCTGGACTGGGACGGCGAGTTCTGGACGGCCTTCAGAGACTGGCCCGAGCCGATCGAGTGGGAGGAGTGAACGCGTTCGAGCCGCTCGAGCCGGCGGACGGCGCGGCGGCGTACTTCGCCACGTACCGGGAGACGGAGGGCGGCTACCTGGACTGGAGCTGGGCGCTGGACGACCCCTCCGCCAGCGGGGGGCCAAAGTTCGTGGACACCCGCTGGCCGGAGTTCCACCTGTTCCCCCGCTGCGAGGCGGCAGCCCGGGCCGGCAGGCTGGCCGCCTACGCCGCCAGGGAGGCACGGCACCGCCTCGCGCTCGCGGCGACGGGGCTGCGGCACGGGGACAACGGCGGGAGCTGGGAAGACTGGTGAACGAGAGCGAGAAGGAGAGGAGACGCAAGTGAACGAGAGGACGTACGCGTTCGACGAGGGCAAGGAGGGCTGGGGGCCGGGCCCCTGGCAGGACGAGCCCGACAAGGTCGTGTGGGTCGACGACGCCACAGGCCTGGACTGCATGGTCCAGCGCGGGCCGCTCGGCTCGTGGTGCGGCTACGTGGGAGTGCCCCCCGGGCACCCGTGGTTCGGCAACGGCGGAAGCTGCCTGCTCGGGCACGAGGACTGCTACGAGCACGAGCCGGACGTGCACGGCGGCGTGACGTTCGCCGCGCTCTGCAAGCCGGGCGCGCTCGAGTGCCAGCACGAGGTCTGCCACGACCCCGACCTGGGGGCGGAGCGGGAGCCGTGGTGGGTGGGGTTCGACTGCGCGCACTCCGGCGACCTCTCGCCGGCGGTGGTCGCCCGCAGAAGCTGGAGCGCGCTCGGAGACGAGGTCTACCGCGACCTCGCCTACGCCAGGGCCGAGGTCGCCTCGCTCGCGGGGCAGGCGGCGAAGGCGGCGTGACCGAGATCTGGAGGCCGACGCTGGAGGACCTGTCGGACCCGGCCCCCGAGCCGGGGCCGGCGGACTGGAACGACGACGGGGTCGTGCGCGTGCACGGCCTGCTGGATGAGGGCCTCATGGCCGCCTACGAGGCGGCGTGGGACCGCGAGAACGGCGGCCCGCGCGTCAACCTCACCGCGCTGGGGGCGCTGGTCGCGGAGAGGCCGGGGGGCTGGCCGGACTGCGCCCCCTACCTCCGCGTCCCCGAGCTGCTCGCCCTGGCCACGTCCGGCCCGCTGGCGGCGGTCCTGGAGGAGCTGATCGGCGAGCCGGCCGCGCTCAACCTGTGCCTCACCGGGTGGACGTCCACGCGCCGGCAGTGGCACCAGGACGGGTACCTGAACAAGGACTCCGTCGGGGACAGGTACGCCGCCGTGTGGATGTCGCTGGGGCGGATCTACAGCTGGATGGGCCCGTTCACGTACGTCCCGGGCAGCCACCGATGGCACCGCCTGAAGATGGCCAAGGTGCTCGACGCGCTCGGTGAGGACGGCTCCAGGCCGGACTGGCCCTGGCGCTCCGAGGCGCTGCTGACCCCCCTCGTGGAGGAGCGGATCGACGCGGACGAGGACTCGGAGGTCGAGACCTTCTGCCCCGGCCGGGGGGACGTCCTCGTCTGGCACCCCAGGCTCTACCACCGCGGCTCCGAGCCGGCGTTCCCGAACGCCTACAGGCCTGCCCTGATCTGCCACTACTCCGGCGTCTCCACGCGCCCGGACTTCCCCGACCCCGTGCGGGCGGAGGGCGGCGGGTGGTACTTCCCGCTGGAGGAGGGCCCGTGAGGTCGCTGGTGGTGTACACCGCCGACTTCGGTGGGCACGACGACCCGCAGCCGGCGACGCCGCAGGAGGCGCCGGGCTGGGACGTGGAGTTCCTCAGGTTCGGCGACGCCGACTGGGGCGAGGCCGCGGCCCTGGGCTGGGACAGCGGGGAGTGCTACGCCTGTCCGCCGCGCTTGAGCGGCCGCTTGAGGGGGCGGTGGCACAAGACGCACCCGCACGTGATCTTCCCCGCCGCGGACGCGACCGTCTGGGTCGACGCCAGGGTGCGCATCAAGTCGCCGCGGTTCGCCGCGGGGCTGCTCGCGCAGGCCCCGGCCTACTGGCAGTGGGCGGCGCTGTGCGCGCACCCGGACAGGGGCACGCCGCGCGAGGAGCTCGAGGCGTCCGCCACGCTGGGCAAGTACCCGCGGTACATGCACGAGGAGATGCTGACGGAGCTCGAGGCGACCGGCGAGGAGCCCGGGCCCCTGTTCGCCACCACGGTCCTGGTCCGCAACGGCGGGGCCTGGGCGCAGCGCCGCCTGGACACGTTGCTGTGGCAGGCGACCAAGGCCTTCTCGCGCTCCGACCAGGTCGTCGTGAACGAGCAGGTCGCCCTACCGCACCTGCTGAAGATCTGCGGAGTCGGGGCGAAGCCGCTGGAGCTCGCCGGGGGCGGCCTCTGGGAGAACGAGCTATTCGAAGTCGGGCAGCACAGGAGGGACGACTGACGTGACGAAGCTCAACCTCGCGCACGGCGAGCACCCGACCGAGCTCCCCGGCTGGGTCAACGCGGACCTGGTGTGGGACGGCGTGAGGTGGGCCGGCACCTGCGCCGCCGCCGACGCCTTCCGGCTCCCCTTCGCGGACGCCTCGTTCGAGGCCGCGTACCTCGGCCACTTCCTCGAGCACGTCTGGTGGAAGGACCTCCCCGCGTTGATGGCCGAGCTGGAGAGGGTCCTGGTCCCCGGGGCCACCGTAATGGTGGTGGGGCCCGCGATCGAGAGGGCGGTGGAGCAGGGCGAGCCGGACTGGCTCGTGGACGCCGTAGTCGGCGCGGGCGTGGGGCCGGGCGCCCACAAGTGGATCCCCACCGAGGAGCTGCACGCGATCGCGCTCGAGCAGGCCGGCTGGACCGTCAACGTCATAGACGTCCAGGACGCGCGCCCGCCGGAGTGGCCGAACCCCGCGCACCAAGCCAGGTGGCAGTGCGCCATGACAGCGACTAAGCGAGGAGGAAGCTGATGGACGACGTGAGGTTCTGGGTGGGGCTCCTGGCCCTGGGCCTGGCGCTGGCAGCCGCGGCCCTGATCGGGTCCGCGGTGAGGAAGGTCAAGCCTTGGTGCCGGAAGCCCGGGTGAGCCAACGCTTCCAAGCGGCTACAGGGAGGAGATAGCTGCCTAAAGGTAGTTCCCCCGGGACGTCCAAGCGTGCTATAATGAAGCTAGCTTCATTAGACCACCTCAGAAAGGCAAGCTTGATGACAGAGCAGACCATGGAGGCCACGTTCACCGAGGAGGTGACGTACCACCGCGGAAGCCACATGGAGCACACCGTCCCGGCGGGGACGAGGTGCGTCGTGACCAACGTCGGGCCCAGGGAGAACGACGGGAGCCTGAGCGTGAGCGTGGAGGTCGCCCCCGACGACCTCGACGCGTGGACCCACAGGGACGACGGGTGGCACGACCTCAACGCCCCGGTGCGGTACCTGAGCGTGACCGAGGACGAGGTCCTCGCGCACTTCGGGTACCGGGAGCCAGGCCACGAAGGGTCCACGATCCTGAAGGAGGCGGGGGTCGTGTGGGCGTCGTGGGCCGTGCAGTGGTGCCAGGAGCAGGGCGTCGAGACCGACGGGACCCTGCAGGGGTACATCGACGCGGTCCCCGACCACAACCAGTACATGCTGGACGCGCTCGAGGAGGTGAGCCCGGAGGTGCGAGGGTTCATGCACGAGCTGATGTGCAGCGAGGACGAGAAGGACCAGGAGATCTGGCCCAGGATCGGGACCAGGATCTTCGACCACGCGAGGCAGGTGATCGAAGGGTGAACAGGCTCGACAAGGTCAAGTGCCCGATGTGCGGGAAGGTCGGGACCGTCGTGCAGCCCCAGGAGGTCCACGGGAGCGGGTTCAACAACGCCCACCTGCTGGTCGCCGCGCTGACGCTCGGGCTCTCGGCCCTCTTCACGGGCTGGGGGACCGCCAGGGAGCAGTCCCCGCCCCACTGCGTCAACTGCGGGTGGATCTTCCGGTGAGCGCGCCCGAGTGGAGGGCCCAGCTCAGGCGGCTCTACAAGGCCGCCGAGGACACGTGGGCGGAGGAGATCCAGGAGGACCTCACCGACCGCTCGCTGGTGGCGGGCTGGATCCGCGACGCCACCGAGGAGGAGCTCGCCGCCGAGGGCGGCGCATGGCGCCCCACCGAGGAGGGGCTCAAGGTCCTGGAGGGCGAGCCCGACCTGACGCTAGACGCCCTAGTCGAGAGGGCCAAGGCGGAGGGCTGGCACGTCCAGATGACGTGCAACGTCCACCTCGACAGGCCCGACTGGCCGGACGGGACGGGGGCGGTGCTGGTCGAGAGCTTCGACGAGGACGGGCTCCCCGCCCACTGGCAGCGGGGGACCGACAACGAGGGCAAGGTGCAGGTGGCCGGGGACAAGGTGCAGGGGGCGCACGACGACACCGACTTCTGCGTCGCCTCGACCGTCGAGGGGGTGCTCGAGTGGGCCAACTTCACGTGGGACTCGCCGGACGAGCCCCTGGACTGGCCCTTCGGGCCGGGGGGCGAGGGCTGATGGGGAGGCCGGTCAAGAGCGGGGGAGACCAGAAGGCGGTCCAGCTGATGACCACGATCGGCAAGGAGGAGTGCGCGGCCCTGGACAGGCACGTCGCGTGGCTCACCGTCGAGAGCGCTGGGACGCAGGACAGGCCGCCGTCCAGGTCCTCGGTCCTGAGGTCCGCCCTCCGCGAGTACCTGGCGCGGCGCCCGCAGGAGACGGTCGAATGAACCGCGCCGGGTACGTAGTCGAGCACCCCAGCCGGGGGGTCCTGATGTCGCTGGACCAGGACCCCGCGGGCATGTTCTCCAACGCCTACGGGGGCTGGTCCTCCAGGTGGTCGTGGAGCAGGCCCAGGTCCGACGGCCAGACGTTCGCCTCGGTCCACGACGCGGCCGAGGCTGTGGGCCGGCTCAAGCCGGCGGTCGCTGACCTCTGCGCCGTGCTGGAGCGGGACACGTGGACGCCGGTGAGGTTCCGGTGAACGGCCTCGAGGAGAGGTTCGCCGAGCTCAGGCGGGACATGCACCGGGCCGGGTACAGGTTGACGGTGCACGACGACGAGACGCCGCTCCAGAGGAGGGCGCGGGGCGAACTCGTCAGCCCGCAGATGGTCAAGCGCGACCTGGGGGACCACCCAGGCCCGCACGCGCCGAACGGCTTCCAGCACTACGCCTGCGAGCGGCCCGAGGACCCGGACATCCACGGGGTCCTGTTCCACACGGGGTGCCCCAAATGCGTGGTGGTCCTGCAGGCGGCCGTCGCGCACTGCCAGGGCAACATCCTGATGTTCCACGGCATGAGCGAGGGGCCGACGTGAGGCCGTGCTACCTGCTGCAGGTGCCGGGCGCCGCCAAGCCCGCGATCGCCGACGTGACGTGGTTCGGCGAGCCGTTCAACTGCCACGTCGTCACCAGGATCAACGTCCCGCGAGAGCTGAGGGGCCAGGGCCACGGCACGAGGCTCCTCGAGGAGGTCCTCAGGGACGCGGACGAGCAGGGGCTCCGGCTCATGCTCGCCCCCGAGCCCTCCGACGGCCTGGACCACGAGGCGGTCGTCGCGTGGTACGGGCGGCACGGGTTCGAGTTCACCCGGTCCGGCGCGATGATGGAGCGCGGGCCGTCGTGACCGCGGGCCGACCCGGTCACTGCCGAGGGTGCTGCGGTGTATCCGACGGGTCAGAGACCGGGCCGGTCCGCCCCCTGCGGGGAGTCCACGTTACCAAGTCGCTACAGGGGGTCGGTG